TCCGCACTGGTAGATGATGAAGTCATACTCCTTACCGTAGGCAGAGTAGAAGTAGATGTCCACCGGAACCTCAAACTTCTTGTTGTTCGTCTGGTTCACAAGGTTCACGTCACCCACGATCCTCATCACGCTCTTGCCCATCGCACGCAGTTTGTCTATATCGACATCAGTGCCCTCGTCGTCCATCACCTGGTTCTTCTCGAACAGCACCACCATCTCGTCGCTCGTCGGGCGGTCCACCATGAAGTTCGCCAGTTCCTCATCATCGCCCAATGCACGGTTGTATATGCGCAGGTTCCTTACCTCCACGTCCGCGCTCTCGCTCGTGATCTTGATGTTCGTCGGTTCCGCCTGGAGCAGCGAGTCCGTCGAGGCATACTGCTTCGCGCCGCATAGGATGCCGTTCACATACAGCGTCATCAGTCGGCTGCCCTTTTTCTCCTGCACCACGAAGGCTATCTTCAGTGTCAGACCGCTTGCGAATTTCGTACCTACTTCCGAACCTGCGCCCGTCCGCATCAACGCCTCCTGCGTGGTCAGTCTGAAACCGACATTGCCGGTCATGCAGTCCACCACCGTGCCTTTGCGGTCGGTCACATTACTGCAGGTCAGTTCCATCTCGTAGGTCGCACCTGTCGTGGTGGCGTCATTGGCAAATGGCTTGTAACCTATCTCGATGTTTGCCCCGTTCGTCAGTTTCAGCGCGTCGCCCGTCCAGCCGTTGCTCTGCCAGTCAAAACCTTCAAACACCGTTTGAACGTCGTTATAACGCCATTCAGCAGGCTCGCTCTCGGCATTGCTTCTGCCGGCTGCCGTCAGTTTCAGTACGAGTCCGGCTGTCGCCTCGCTCAGGTCAATGCCGCTCTCCGTCACCTTCACGTTCAGCTTGTATTCCGTAGTGCCGCACTTCAGCACCATGGCCACGTCGCCCTGCTCCAGGAAACGGTTTGTATATACCTGCGTCGTCCTCGGGACGCTCACCGTCTGCGTATGAATGCCGTCTCTCCACACACCCACCGTCGCCGGGGTCGTTGTCGGGTCATACGCCACAAAGTCAAATCTCACCTGCTCATACTGACCGGTTTCAATAGTCGGGGTCAGATGGTCGTCCGCAAAAATGCGTCCGTCACCGAAAGTCAGCTTCGTGCCGATATACGGGGCGTTCTGTCCGGCCTTCAGAATGTCAAAGTAGATGCTCTCACTCTTCAGTGTCAGCTCCGCGCTCGCCTCCATCTCGGCTACGATCTGCACCGTGTGTCGTCCGATGCTCACCCCCGACATCGACAAGGAGAAACTGCCGTTGGTCGTGCCGCTTCTTTTCACCGTCTGCGAGTCCCACTGGTGTCCGTCCAGATACAGCGTCACGGTTTTGTCGCCGCTTCCGCTCACCGCGAAGGGGATGCTCACCGCCTCACTCACGCCGTAGCCACCCTTGGCGACACACTCGGCTATGTTGAAGCTGCTGCTCAGCGCAAGGGTCACAGCCTTCACGCTCACATAGCTTTGCCTCGTCTGTGTCTTGCCGGTGGTCGGGTCGGTTGTGGTAGCCCTCACATAGATGTCTGTCGTGCCGAGCAGCAGGTATTTCGTCAGATCCAGGGTATAGGTTCCCTTGCTCACATCATGCTGCGTGTCTGCATACATCACGGTCGCGCCTCTCTTCATCTCGATACTGACTGTTGCCTTCTGGCCCGTGGATGTGCCTTTCTCGTCACCGCTGCTGTACTGGTGGTCATACGTCCATGTCAGCATCGCGCTGTCGCCTTCCTTTATGATGGTCTTGCTGACGGCTGCATCCAGCACGATTTTCGTGGTCGAAGCGTCACCGCCTCCACCGCCGCTTCCTGCCGGAATGTCCGTAGACGCTATCTCCGCACCGCTCTTGTTGGTCAGTGCCAGGCGCACGCTGCTGCCGTCGTCACTCAGTTCGGCATTCATGCCCAAGACGGTGCTCGCCTCTATCTCCATCAGCTTTGCCGTCACCGCAGCGTTCTGCACCGGGTTCGTCGAACTTGCGTTCAGACTCTCGTCCACCTCAGTCTCGCTGATGGTGATAGCAACGTTGCCGTCCTCGCCCGGTTCCAGTTTCTTGCCGTTCAGCGTCACGCTCTTCACCGTGCCGTCGCCGCCAAAGTCCTCCCAACTCGCCGCCTGCTCCCAACTCTCGATGTTCGTGCCCTTGAACTGCTTGGTCTCCCATTTGCCCTGTGCCGTCTCGTAGGTGATGCAGCGTCCCTTCGCACGTGCCTTTCCTTCCACGGCTGCTATGGCGGTCTCAAGCGTATAGTATCCGCTCTCCAGCGGAACCTGCTCCGTCACGTTATAGGTGTTGCCACCGCCGCTTCCGCTTATCTCCACAAGGTTCTCTTCCTCATCGCTCCACACATACACCACGCCGCTGCACACATACGCCTTGTCCTTCAGTACTTCCGTGCGCACATCATTCATGTACATGTCTGCGCCAGGCCAGTTATTGCAGTATATGTTACCATTCTTCCCGCAGAAGGATTTGTTCACCGTGTCATAGTACACACCGTCTATCTGGGGGTATGATACAAGTCGTATCTCCACGCCTTCCACCAGCCCGTCAAACCGCGCTGTCGCACCGTTCCTCGCAGCCAGTGCCGTGTCCTTGTACTCCGCTTCCACGCTCTCTGCCTTTGCCACAGCAGCGTTGGTCTTCTGGGCGGCATCAGTGGCCTTGCTTGCCGCATCGTTGGCGGTTTGGGCCGCTGTCTTCGCTGTTGCTGTTGCCGTATCTGCTTTCTTTGCCGATGCGTCAGCCACAGCAGCAGAAGACTTGGCGACAGCTGCTGCATCCTCCGCAGGTTTTGACAGCAGTTTCAACGGGGCGCTCACCACCGTCTCGCCTCTCATGGCCGGGAGGCTCACCACACCGTCCAGCGTGCTCACCGTTTCCAGTTCGTCCACACTCTGGCTGTCAGTCTTTATCTGGTTCACCACATCCTGGACAAGTTCCTTCTTCTCTTCTTCTGTCAGTGCCATAGTCATTTGGTTTTGTTGTTATTACCTATTTGTTCGTTCAATCCGTCAATGAAGCCGGGCACACACAGTTGCTCGGCAACAGTACGCACCAGTTGCACCTCCTCATCGGTGTATTCAACCGCACCCTTATTCTCGTATATCTTCAGGGCGAGAGCATGAGCCTTGATGCCGTTCACGTTGTTGTAAATCATGTCCGCAAATGTTTCGCGCACATCCATTGGCCGTGCCAACTTGCGACTGACCGATGTATAAACATTAAAATGCTGGAAGTCTATCCTTTTCATCGTATCTCTGTTTTTAACTTGAATGATTCAGTATCTGGTATCGGAAGCCGTCCACCTTGCTAATGAGCACGGTCACGCTGTCGCCTTCCGCCATTTTGTAGTTTGTGAGGTTCTCATTGTGGTCGTAGATTCCGTCCAGCGTTATGGGTAATGACCCAGCACGCACTCGAAATGTCACAACCGTGGCAAAGTCCTCTGGAAGTTCGGTTAATCCGAATTTTTCAGCCACTGACGACTCGCTGGGAAGCGTTACCTCCACGCCTGACGACTTGTCTTTCTTGAAGTACATCAAAATCACGTTGGCCTGCGAGAAGTCAACCGAATAAGAAGTCGCATTCGGATCAAAGGTCAGTATCTTGGCCTTGGTGTTCACAAAGGACGGTGCCATCAGCGCAGCATTTGACCAGATACCGTAGTTCTTCGTTCCGCCTGATACATGGATAAACAGACCATAATTCGCCTGGTCCAAGCCATAGTTCCCATATGTGTTTGGGTGTTCATTTACGATACGCCCGGTGGCAGTGAACGCACCGCCTGCCGTTCCTGGTATTACATCGTTGCCGAACATCACATAGCCATCATTACCACCCACACGGAAGAAATTGCTATATATGGCGAGGGAACCACCCTCACCGCTCTGCGTGGCTTCCGATCCGATACGTCCGTTACCAATGGTGAAGCCGCCTATGGTGCCTTTGTATGATTCTATTTCACCCGTAAACTTTCCATTCTTCGCCTCTATGCTGCCGTCCTCCAATATCTTAAAGTTCTCATTGGCAGTCACAAGTCCTTCTAACTGGATGTTGGCGGCCTTTATCTTCACACCGTCCTGGCCAGCACCAACAAACGACTTCAGGTTGCCGTCCACATCGATTGCATACAGTCCCGACACTTTGGACGTGACTATTAGGCCCGTCTCTTCCAACGCCCGCTCGTCCTTGTCATACACGGCAGCCGATATTTTCACAAGTCGCTCCGACTGCTCAAACAGCGTTTTGTATTTGTACGTCAGTGCCTCAATCTTGTCAGTGCTCAGCACCAGCATATACAGATAGATGTCGCCGTCAAACGCTAATCTGAAGTCGCCCGTGCCGTTCCACAGTCCGCTGCAAGTATATTGTACATAACCGTCGGTCGCTGCGATTTCCTCGCTCACATCCATACTGTTAAAGTCGGCAAAACTCGTCTTGTCAACATTCTCAAAACCAATCTTCAGCGTGCCGGCCTTTGCGCAGCGATAAAAGAAGCTCAGATACACCGGCAGGGCTTCTTTCTGCCCCTCGCCATTGGTCGGGAAGGTCGGCACAAAGCGCAGATTCTCGTGCTTCTGGCGAATATACTTGTTGCGTATCCGCACCACCTTGCGTCCCATGTCTGTCACCACGCTCGCACCGTCACCCTTCTTCGATAGTGCTGCGCCGTTGGCCCACACCCATTTGTTGCCGACGAGGAAGAACACCGTTTCATTCTCCGAGTTCCACTTCTCCAGTCCAGATGCAAACGTCGGGTTGTTCAGATAGCCCTTCTCGCTTAGGAAATCGTTCCTCACGCTGTCGATCGCGCTCTGCACTTTTCCCTCCGTTATCTCAAACCGAGTCTTCACGTCCTCTCCTGTCTCCAACACGAAGGTTCCCTTCATATAGGCGTTGTCTGCATATAGGCCGTTGCCCCGTGGTTGGCGGTCTGCCGGAAACTTGTCGTCCTTGATGCCGTCCAGGTTGCCGAGCCTTGCACGCAAAGCGTTGTCAAAGGTCTTGCCACTCACGCCGTCCATCACATCCACTCTCGGCTGTCCGTCCTCGGTTGCCGATATGAGCACCATATTCTGGCGGTCGGAGTTCGCCGTGTTGCCCATCAGCACACACTCATCACCCTCCTTCGGTTCCACGCCCTCGAACTCCTCCTTCACCACCACGATGCCAGCCTCCGTAACATCGGTCACTTCCACCCAGTAGCTCCGCATATCCTTGCCCGTGAACGTCTGGCAGCGCACCAGGTCGTGCTGTACAAACATATTCTCCTGCTCGAAGGTGATAAGATAGTGCTCGCCCGATTCCTCCACGGTCTTGATGCGTCCGTTGGCCGCGCTCACGCATATCTGACCGCCCACACTCCTCACCTTCTCGATGAGCAGCTCCAACACGGCCATCGTATGCCTCACCGTCAGTTTATCCACCGTCAGGTAGGTACGCCCATCCTCACCTTTCCACAGTTGAAACCCTGCGCCCAGCAGTCCGTCCACAAACTGCCCCGCGCTCCTTATGCTGTCCGAGGTCACGGAGTCAAAGGCCACACCATCAGTCTTTCTCACTGGCTGATTCAGATAATCATCAAACTCATGGTAATCCCACTTATCTGCATTGTCTGCTTCCTTGGCGTGGTCCGCCTCCAGTGCATGTTTCGACTCATCTGCGTTCACAGCATGGTCTGCCTCCTTTGAGTGGTCAGCTTCTATCGCATGGTTGCTGTCCTTGGCATGGATAGCCTCCTTCGCCAGTTCTGCGATATCTGCCTTGGCCGCATGCGCAGCCTCCTTCACAGCCATGCCGCCGTAAGCGGTGCCGCTCGTTCTCAGTGCCGACGTACTGCCCTCGTTCTTTGGTTTCTTTATTACCTTGATGTCTATCATTGCTCAATCTCCTTAAGTGTCATTTCTGCATATCCTTCCTCAAGGTTGCGACTGATGCCCTGCACGAAGAAGGTTTTATCCATCATGGGATGGCGATAGTGAGCGAACAAACTCACGATGCCACCATCTGTATCCGTCAACTTCTGCGTCATAACAACCCTTGGTGCATGCCACTCTTTGTAATAGTAGTCCACATACAACTGCTCAGGCTTAGCGCTCATACCCCTCGAATAGTCATATACCGCCAACAGTCCCTCTCCTGTCAGCGTGTTCAATGGGGTGCTCATCTTCACGCAGTCCGTCACGTCCAACGTCTGGCACTCCGCAGCTGTAAGTGCTGAGTTTATCTTCATTTCGATGTCGTCCTTCACGTTCACAAAGCTCTCCTTTGTGTCGCTCATGTAAACGAGGTCGTTATCACCAGTGTTGTTCACCAGTCCGTTGTCGCTGTATATCTTCACTTCAAACTGCTCCACCATGATACTACTCACATGCGCCAGCAGCGGTATCGTTGTACTGTTCCATTTCGTGTGTCTGAACCACGTCTTGTGCCGTCTCGTCACCACGTCCCACAATGCGTTCACTGGTCCCAGGATCATAAACTTAACCCTACCGCTCACTTTATCTGCCTTCTTGATTGGTATCGCTATGCCCTCTGCATCGATGCCGAGCTCATAGTTCACGTTGTTTTGCAAATCGAACTTGGTGCCAACTATCTTGTCACCGATTTTCGGGTCAAAACCTATCGTGAAACACTGTTGGTAGTATTCGTCCTCACTGGAACACTCCTCCAGCGTTTTGTACTTCCGCCACTCGAAGTCCGTCACCTGTCCTTCTGTGCCTTTTTCCACAACACACTTATCCCCTATTATCAGCATACATGCCAGCACACCAACCTTTGATATATGGTCGCTGCCGTCTCCAATGGCACTATACTTGAACTCATACAACTGAGGACCGGTATCCGTAAACGGAACAAAGCCGTGGTCTGTAATTATATCCCAGGTAGTCCCCACATTCGGGGTCTCCGTCGCCCACCACTGCTGCGTGTAATAGCGTCCGTCACCATTATTACGACTCGGCACGGTCTTGTGCCACCATGCGTATATCATCGAGGAGTAGTGTATTTGCGCGTAGGTGTCCGTCAGTTTCATCACTGGGTTCAGCACCAGTTTTCCGCTCAACACGATGTAGTTCGTCGTGCCCTCGTCTGTAGGCGAAAAGACACCACCAGTCATGCTACCGTTATACACTGCCCTCGGTATGCCTGCCTTTAGCGAGTTCGTATTAGGATAGGTAGTTGCCTCCTTGTCATCACAGTTGCCGTTCACACTCACTACCAGGTAGTTCGTCATTTCCACTTTCGATGTCGGGGAGTTGTCCTTTCCGTCCGTTTTCTTCTCCACCTTACCAAGTGCCATGATGGCAGCACCCTGGTTCTTCGCCAACCAGTTCGGCAGTATATGTTGGTTTCGCCCCTCACTACAGTATTCCTCCATCAGGTTACCGCTCCCGCTCTTTGGGAACAGCCACTGACTGTTGTTCATCATCTGCACATACCAGTCAGTTACGCAACCACCACTATAGGAGGTTTCCTGTCCGTGAGTCATTGCGTCAAAGGCATTTATTGCTTTCGAACCCTCACCATCACTGCTGTATTCCGTCATGTACTTCTGCTTGTTGCTGAAGGGACTTTTCAAAAGATCGTTGTCAAGCGGACTCTCAATCACACTCTCCATACTCTCCACCTTGGCAGTCAGCATAATTTTATTGTACACCTCGCCTACGCTTATCGTCGTATCCGTGTCTGTCACCAAACCAGTCACGATGTCCGTTGTTTGCCGGGCCGTCGTCACGCTTGCGCCAGTCAGCAAATCTCGCCAGTAGATGCGTTCGTCGCCCTTCACGCTCTCCCAGGAGAACAGATAAAACGTGAACCCATCCTGCACGATGTGGAGGTTCAGGTACTTCAGTATCTCCTCCAACACCTCATCCTGCTGCCATACGTCATCCTCCTCATCACCAAGAAAAAGCAACTCGCTCACCGTCAGCTGCCCGAATATCGCATAGCGGTTACCTGCCAAATCATCCACAGCCTTACTTCCATCGTATAGGTAGCGCATGGCATTACCACCCACGATGTCAAGCTCAGTCGTCACACCACCCAATATCTCTTTCAGCATCGCCAAGAATGTGCGTTGTTCCGCCTCCGCCTTTACTACATTATACAGTACACCGAGCGAGCCGACATCACGATATTTAGCATACTGCAATGCCGTCAGCGCATCGATGCAGCTCAACTCTATCTCGTCGAACTCCTCGTTGTAGCCCTGCGAATAGCTCTGCGGTTCGATAAATCCGGCAAAGAGACATTTCCCCTCACGGTAGATATTCACCACAGCGTCACGGCATGAGGCACAAAAGAAGTCCGGCACGAAGTTCCGCGCCAGAAGGCGTACAGTAGCCTGCTGGCAGAGCAAGTGGTCAAACGTATCGTTCACTTGACTCGTCAGTTCCACTGGATCATCAGTAAACGACAGTTCCCCATTCTTCTCTCCAATGACGATTTCCTTTGTGCGGTCACCGCCAGTCAGTACATGCACTTCGATGCGCTCTTCCTTTTGGTTGTAAAAATGTCCGTGCAGATACATACTTCTTATATTTTGATGTTCGTTCCTTTTCTGTTTATTCTCGTCTCGTTGGCAAGCACTGCCACAAGGTCTCTGCCTTTAACCTTCAGCTCGTACACGCCGCCACCTCCGCCGCCATTATTACCGATAAGCGACTTCAACTTGTTCAGCGGTGCTATCACCTCCGGGTTGCTTTTCGCTCCAGCATACTCGCCCATCAGCGCCAAGGTCGGGCCATACACAATACCGCCGTTGGCGAATGGTGTCACGGCAACCGAAGCAACAAGCCCTTGCATCATGGCTATAAATCCAGCTGCGATGCCAGCACCAGCAAACGGAATGTAAGCGTGTGCAGCCATAAACTCTGAAGCTGCAAGTTCGCGGTACGCCATTGCCTCTGCCTTTACTGCCGCCATCGTCGCTACGGATGCCGCCACCTCTTCGGGGGCTGCCGCTACCTTTGCCGTAGCTGCGGTGGTGGCCGCCACTCCGCTTGCCGTGGTTACGGTATTGGAAATACCTGTCGCAGCGGTCAGGGCATCAATGATTGATATGACACTATTGACACCCTCGTATATCTGTATGGCTCCATCCACTATGCCCGTGATGGTCTGCCAGGCGTTGCCGTTTCCTTTTAACGCTTCGGTAATGCCTTCGACACCACCGCCAATACCTTTTATTCCAGCCCACGCATCGCTGAATTTGACGCTGCTCTTCTTCAGTACTTTCTCATAGTTGCCCCATGTCTGAATAAGTTTCGTCACTTCCTTACGCTGTTCATCGCCAAGCGGATTCTTGGTATCATCGAGCATCTTCTGCAGCGACCTTATTTTGTCTTGGATGCCTTCAATGCCGATGAGTTCCAGTTCCATTCTCAGTTTCTTTCCGCTCATTCCGCCAAGGTCGGCTGTTTCCTGCTGCATGGTTGGCAAGTCCACCATACGGTTCATCGCATCACGTTTGGCTTGCAGGGCGTTGATGGTACGCTGGATATTCTCCACCTCCGCACCCGTAGCCTTACGTTGCCGTTCGCTGTAATAAGAAATGGCCTTGTCAAGTTCCTCCATCGAGTTCAAACTGCCGATGGCTGCCGGCTTATCCATTGCAGAAAGCACATCGTCCCATTTGCCACGAAGCCTTTCCAGTTCCTTGATTTGCTTCTGTATCTCGATGCGCTCTGTGGCGGTAGCGGTCTTCAGTTTCTTTTGATAGAAGGCCAACTCGTTGTCAAGTTGTTCGTAGGTATGTATCTGGTCTGTGGCAAGTGCTGCGTGCGAACTGTCCTCGAATGCCGTTTTAAGGTCGTTCAAACGCTTTATCTCCTTGTCTATCTGTGCAAGGTTCTCCTTTGAAGTCTTGCGTCGCAGCTGTTGCTGGAACTGTATCTCGGCATCTATTCCTTCAAGTGTGTCGAGCGACACCGTGTGGTCGGCAGCGTCTATCTCCTCCTGTATGGTTCTCTGAAGTGCCTTGTATTTGTTGATGAGTTCCGTGAGAAGCTTTATCTTCTCGGTGTCCTCCTTGTTCGTCTTCTTCAGCCGAGCCTCATAAATGGAAATGTTCTTGCCTACATCTTCAAGTGTTTTCGGGTCAGTTATTGGAGTATCGTCCGCCGTTACCTTTGATGTCGTTGTGGTTTTCTTCGGTGTCGTTTTAGTTGTGCTGATACCTTGCTGTTTCTTGTCATTATCCTCTCGCTTTTTCTGCTCCGCCTTCAGTCTGCCGATTTCTTTATTCAGCCTTGTGCGCTCTGCCTCATTGCTGCGCGAGGTGTTCTTCAACTCGTTTTCAAGTTGGGTGATATTATCCGTCAGATCTTGGTCTGAAACATCTTTCAAGTCCTTGCGCGACAAATCTACAGACTTCCTTGACGCATCCAGTTTCTTTTGGGCACTCACCATGTGGTCTATGGCGGAATCATACTGCTTTTGCAAAATGCTGATTTCGCCAGTGAGTTTGTTTATCTGCCCACCAAGTTGGTCATAGTAGTCCTTTCCGCCAGCTGCGTTCTCATAGTTGTAGTGTATGTTGCCGTTGCCGTCCCAATACTGCTGACCGAGCTGATAACGCTCACTTTCCTTGCTTTCCTTTTCAAGTTGCTTGGCAGCAATTTGGGAAGCCAATACTTTCGCCTGTGCCTCATAGCCTATCTGCTCGCAATACACCTTGCTCTTGGCGATGAGCGTGTCATACCATTCCGCCGCGGTACGGTGATAACCGAAACTCTCGCCGTACTTTTTGTTCAACTCGTCCACCTTCTTCGTGGCATTCTTGTGGCTGTTGATAAGCGAGGCGAGCGAACTTACCTCCATGTCGATTTCCGCCTTGGCATTGGACGAGGCATTGCTGAAGGCGTCAGTACTGTCTTTCAGAATGTCCACGTCCTGCGCAGCGTCCTCCGCCTCGTCGCCCATGGAACTGAACAGGGTGATAATGCCAGTGATTATAACCGATATTCCCATGGTCAAGGCTGCATACAATGCCGTTACAGCCACCGTCAGGGCTGCCGTGCCAGCCGTTGCCGTATATCCGCTTGCCGCCAACATGTTCTGCGCCATAGACACCATCTTCTCATGTATGGCCAATGCCGTTGCCTTGATTGTAGATATGGAGAAAGCTGCACTCAGTGCTGTCAGGGAGGTTACGAACTTGCCGACGCTTGTAACGCATATCATCGTCTGCGCAGCTATGGTAACAAACGGCATCGCCCCCTGCACAAGTCCGCCGAGTTGTTCCTTGATGTCGCCCAACGTGTTCTCCAGTTGCTTCTGCCGTCCGGCATCCGTCTTGGCAAGTTCCTCGTTCATGTTTCCAACGTTGGCCGTAATGACCTCGGCAAGCATGGCAGCACGCTCACTCTCCGTACCGAACTGCAGTACCTGTTTCTGTGCCTCGTCAAAGGTGATGCCGACACGCTGCAGCACTTCCACCTGTCCCTGCATCGCCTTACCCATCATGTTGCCGATGCTCACGGCATCCTGATTGGTGGCGTTCAGTCCATTCTGCTGGGCGATGAGGTTGTTCATGGCGGGGATAAGTGTGTCAAGGCTTTGCTTCTCCTTCAGGAACGTGGCCATCTGCTGGGCACCGCTCAACTGTACCTCGTCGCCGATTACGCCCATTTCCTGCTGGGCGGAGCAAAATTCCTTGATGCTCTGTATATCTTCGTTGGTGCTGTTCATACGTTGCCGCATGATGGTCTCCAACTGGGTCTCTGCCACGAGTTGCACCTGGTAGGCTGCGGTAAGGTCTGCCATGACACTTTGCAGATCACTGATGGAGTCCTGGAGTACATCAATCGCTTGCGATGCCTGCGACCATGTGAGGATGTCGCTCTTCAGCCGCTCGCTCTCGTCCTGCACGCTCCTTATGACCCGACCGAGTTCTTCGGCATCGGCAGTAACACGCTTCGCACTGCCGTTGTCGTTGATTTTTATTATAAAACTGACCTCTTTTGCCATATTCTCATTTTTATTGTTTACCTTTGTGGCGGATACATTTTTGAACAACTTATGAGCGTAAACTTGAAACCCATACACGACCTTATCGTGCAGCACCCTTTCGCATCGGTGCTGACGGTGGCTATTTGTCTTGTGGCTTGTTTACCCATATTCTTATATGTCGTTACCAAAATCGCGGCCCTGATTAAATTCTTCAAAGGCAAATAATTGTTTATTTCAACCCTGCCGCCGCCTTTGCTTCCCTGTATCTGCGTAGGGTGTCTTCTTTGTCCATCTTCACTTCATTTTCCGACTTCTGCTCCGTCTCCCATGGAAATGACATAATGTCGGAGGCATCGAGCGTTTTCTTTGAATAAGGCTGCAACGTGCAAAGGCACTGCATGCGCAGACGTTCCCATTCGCCACGATCACGGCTTTGCTGCATCTCATTCCATGCTTTCCATGCTGCATAGAACTCAGAAGGGGTGCATCGGCAAAAGTCATCCATACTCATTCCAATGCACCCCATCGCTATACCGAGCAACTGTTCGATGTCGGGGTCTTCTACACTTTCCCCATCCTTTTTTTTTCAGCCGACTGCCTCACCTGCTCATTCCAATCATTGAGAACGTCTGGTGTAATGCTGTTGCAGAAAGTCTCGAAGTCCAGAGGGAACTCGGTGCCTTCCGCCTGGCTTGCGCACTTCACGCAGCACCACATCAGCATCAGCAGTTCTTCAAGGTCGTCCTGCTTGATTTGGCTCACATCCTTGCCCGTCTCTCGCTTGAACATGAGAAACGCTCCCATGACAAAGCCACAGGGATATTCTTTCCCCTTCAACGTTATCTTTATCATAGCTTATTCCGGATTTGATGCTTCACTAAGGCCATTGGCCACTTTCTCAACCTTGCCGCAGTTTTCCAACTGGAGGCTGTATTTGGCATCGTCACCGGCCTGTGCGTCAAGTTCCAGCGAGGTGATGATGTACTTGCCCTTGTAGCCACCGGTTGTCTTGCCGGTACGCTGGTCGCCATCGCGCAGACTGTAACGTCCGTCTATGGGTTCACCATTGAGTTGCATGTCCTTCAACTGATCGTAGGTCGGGGTCTCGGTGTCGCCATCCGTGAGGACACAGCCCTCGGCTGAAATGCTCTCGGAAAAACTCTTCACGAACTTCTCTTTCCACTTGCCGCTTGCTGCCTCCTTGGTTACGCGCTCACCAGTCTCCGTTGTGGTTGTCACCTTACAGCCAGTGGAGAAGCCCAACGCTTTTTCACCGACGCTCAGAATGAGATTGGTTCCGTCTAAAACACTTTTTGCCATATCTTTCTTGTTGTAATGGTTAATACTATGCCGGTCGCCACTCCGACGATAAAGGCGATGAGAAGCATCTTCCACGGATTGGAACTGCGTTCCTTTTCCGTTTTGGCTTCATTCTTCTGCTGCTCCAATGCTTTCTTGTAGCTCGCCATCTGGCGTTCATAGTACTCGCACTGGCGTTGCAGACTGTCGCAAGTGGCATACACAACGATGGTGCCACCTTTGTTCTGCACGGTTGCGCTGGCTCGTCCGTTCTTGGCTCGGTACTCTGCCTTTTCGGGTAGGTTAGTCAGTTCCGCCAGAGGTATCTCCAGCTTGGCTTCCTCCTGCGGTACTGTCTCCGTCCATGTCTGACGAACCTCGCTCTGGAGGGTGTCCGCGGATACTTGTTTCACGCTTTCCTCCGTTGCCACGCTCGCTTTTCGGCTTGTCGCGCAGCCCGACAAGAACAGGGCAGTCATCATGATGCTTGCAACTGTTCGCAGTGTCGATAGCCTTCCTAAGACGAGCCATCTCGCGCTTCGAGGCTTCGAGGTATCTTCTTGTCTCATTGAGTTCTTCCTTCAATGGTTTCACGATGTTCTCTACCAAGATACGGGTGGCATGCTCGGCGTTGTCCATACGCACCGTCTCGGCATCGGCTTCTGCCTTCATCGATTCCGCTTTCGCTTTCCTTATGGTAGCCCGCAGCGTGCATATTGCAACAATGGTAGCCACCAGACCTCCGCCAAGGAGGACGTTCAGGACTTCGCTGATATTCATGCCATCCATATTTTTACTGTTGGTATATTCCTATTGACTTGAGCCACTTGGCTACATCGAAGGCTGGGCAGGCTTTATTTACGCCCGGAAGGTCGCAATGACCTACAATCTTGATCTGCGGAAAACGCTGATGGAAGTTCCGCACATAGTCGGTCATCGCCTTCAGCTGCGCAGGGGTGCGCGTGTCCTTGGGGTGCTTCATATCCTTGGTGCAGCCACCGGCATACACCACATGACGGCTCACACTGTTGTAACCCCTGGCACCATTGGTCACTTCCCACGGATCGACCTCCGCATCTTCGTTGTTATCGACAAGACGTTCCACCTTGCCGTCCAAGTGTATCAGGTCGGTATAGCCTACCTGCTTCCAGCCACGCCCACCCTTGCTTACCGGGTCGGTGTGCCAGTGGCGTATCTCCTTAGAGGTTACCTCACGGCCTTCAGGGGTGGCTGTGCAGTGTAGGACCAAATACTTCATTCTCGCCATTACGCTTCAGCTTTATATCCGCTGGTCATTACAACACCTGCGTCTGCCTTCTTGAACATGCAGATGAAGTAGTGGCGGAAGTTCACCTTGTTGCGCTGGTACTCGGGGTCATTCTCGGCTGCGCTCCAGTACATCTTGGTGGAGCCGGTAGCCTTGAACACACGCTGTGTGTAGAATGCGAATGAGCAGTGGAAGTCACCGGCTGTCTCTCCCTTGTCGCCGACTGCCTTTTTCTCGCCTTTGGCTGAGAAGTACGGGGTGTTGGCATACTCGTAGATATCGAATCCGTAGAGCTTGCCCACCTTGCCGGTGTTGCGGTCGATGTTGTACTGCTCCTTGAAACGCTGGTCGGTCTCCAAGAGGTCATTCACGTGGTCGGTACACAATACGAGGCGGCGGTTCGTGGTCGGAACACCCAACTTGTCGAGGGCTGCCTTCATCGCGAGCACGTCCTTGGCGGTCATCTTGATACGGCCGGTGGTCGCGTCACGCTCGCCGGTAGTTGTCAGTACCGGGGTCTTGGCAGTGTTCTTCTGTGCGCAGAGGGCGTGTGCAGCCTTGGCGAACTTGGCATCGTTGATGGCGTTTGAATGGCTCTCCTTCACTCGGGCAATCTTGTCGTAGCTGATAGCGTACAACTCATCGTCGGTGATTGGTGTTACCTTTGTCTGGAACTTGTCAAGCTGAATGGCGATGTCCTTGTCATCAAGTGCCTGCAAGGGGATTGGGTAGGTGGTGTTGTTGACAAGTACGTCAGGGTCCACACCTACCTCTACCAGGTGGATAACATCGTTATCGACAATGCTTGAACTGTCGGGGATGCCGTCAAGCCAAGTGCCGGCGAGGAACTCGCGGAGTGCCTTCACAAGCTCACCAGTCCAAATCTCTTTCAGCACGCCCTCGCGTGCCACTCCCACAGGCATTGCACCGCTCACGGCAAGCGCGACGGCATTGGCACCGACGGCACCTGCCACGGGCGACACGCCCAATGCCATACCGAATACGGCTCCTGTCATCGCATTGAACAGCACAGCCATAATCATGGTCAAAAATACTTTTGCTTTCATTGCTTTTTCTTGTTTTATTGGTTTGTACTAAAGTTCACACTCCATGCCGTACTCTTCCTTGTAGAGTCGCTTGTACTCTTCGGGCTGCTCCTTGCGGAGGGTCAAGAGTTCGCTTGACGGCACATCGCTCAGTTTCTTGTAGGCAGTCGGCTGCTGTGTTGCCGCTCCGCCCTGATGCCCGATAACGGCACTGAGTTTCATCTGCGGAGCCATGGCTGCGACAATGCGCTCCAGTTTCTCCTTGCCGACTTCCTTGCCGAGGTTGATGAACTCGTCCTTCTTGTCGGGGGCGATGCGCTTCTCCCCTACCGCCTTCTCCACGATGGCGGTGATGCCGGCAAGCGTGAGGGTCGCCTTCTCCTGCTGGAGTTTCTCGTTCTCTTCCTTGGCAGCCTTCAACTCACCGAGCTTGGCGTTGATGTCCGCCTCAGTTGCCGTTTCCGGCAAGCCCAACTTCAGGGCAATCTGTTTCTGTTCCATTTGTTTTTGATTATTGTTGTTCAACATTGGCAAGGGACATTCGCTGTCCTTGCCGAGGGTTATCTTCTTGCCGTCCTTCTGCAGCACGATGGCATCGTCATTGGCTCCTATGTCCACCAGGCTGACCTCAAACAGTTTGCTCTTGGTGACAGTAGGGCTGGTCTGCCCCTGTACCAAAAGTTCGGGGTCCTCACTCGTCTCCAATATGTCAAGCCCTGCGCTCACCATCTTCAGACTGCCGAACTCATACTGCTTCTTACAGCGTGTGGATAGTTCGGATGCTTCGTCAAACATCAGTTCGCCGGTCACTTCACCATCCTCCACCTTCAGGTCTTTCACATAGCCTATCACATTACCACGCTCGTGCATATACAGCAGGACGGGGTTGCGCTGATACTGCTCCACGTTCATGCCGGCTGTCAGCACTCTTGTGCCGTAGCTGTTCAGGCTGTCGTTGGTTATTCTTACTCGTTTTCCTTTACTCATATCATTGTCGTTTTCTGGGCTGCATTGCCCGATTCGCAGTGCAATATTACGAGGTAATTGTCTGTCCGCCAAAAAAGTGTGCAATGGTTGCACACTTCTATGAAACCATTGCACACTTTTTTGGAGAGCCACCGAAATCGTGGCACTTTTGCATAAAGAATCGGGGCGTGGTATGCCCTGATGTGAACAAAAACCTTATCAACATGACAAAGGCAGATATTGAAAAAAAGAAATCGCTGGCACGCACGCTCTATCTTTCGGGCATGGAGCAGCAGGAGATTGCGGAGAAGGTGGACGTGTCGCGCGTCACCATATCCAAATGGTGCTCAGCCGAGGGGTGGAAAGAGGCTCGTGCCGCCAAAAACATCACACGCCCCGAACTGGTGAACAAACTGTTGCTCACCATCGACACACTCATTACACAAGTGAATGAATCCGACGACCCTGCACTCATAGCAGGACTCGGCGACAAGTTGGCTAAACTCTCGTCGGTCATTGAGAAACTCGACAAGAAGGCTAATGTGGTGGATGCCATCGAGGTGTTTATGGCGTTCTCCAAGTGGCTGGAGTACCGCTCGCAGACAGACCCAGAGGTGACTCCCGAACTGATGCGTGTAATCAACAAGTACCAGGACATGTACATCACAGAACAGATGGGTATAAAATAGTGGAGGCAGCCTATGGCAACAGCAGCGGAAAAGAAAAAGGCATACGAGGAGTGGAAAGAGCGATGCCGGCAAGTGCAAGCCATTACGGACACGTCACTCCTGAAAAGCGAAACGCCAGTAGAACGAGACATGCGTATCAAACGCTTGCTCAACAACTATGCAGCGTTCTGCGAGTATTACTTTCCCCACTTCCTGCAATTGCGTGACAAGACGACCGGCGAGGTCATACGCACCATTCACAACGCCCCGTTCCACAACGAAGCTGCACGCAAGGTCCGAAACACGCCCGACTTGAAGGCTGTATTCATGTGGCCGCGCGGCCACGCCAAATCGACCCACCTTGATGTATTCACGCCGCTCTGGTTGATGTTCCAACCGAAGCGGCTTATCAACTTTATGGTGGTCGTGGGAAAGTCGGAGGACAATGCAGACCGACTGCTTGGAGATATTCAAGCGGAACTGGAATACAACCAGCGTCTCATCGCCGACTTCGGACAGCAGAAGAACGACGGCGGATGGCAGGAGGGCGAGTTCAAGACAAAGAGCGGTGTGAAGTTCCTTGCCTGCGGTCGTGGACAGTCGCCTCGTGGTCTGCGTGACCGTGAATCCCGTCCTGACTACATCGTCATCGATGACCTTGACGACGATCAGCTTTGCAAGAACGACAAACTCGTACACGACCTCACCGACTGGGTGAAGGAGGCTCTCTTCGGTGCGCTTGATGTTGGCCGTGGACGCTTCATTATGGTGGGCAACCTCATCAGCAAGAACTCTGTGCTCTACAATCTCTCACGTACAAAGGGAGTGTTCCTTTCTAAAATCGTAGCGGTCGATCGTAACGGAGAACCGGTATGGAAGGAGAAATGGACCAAAGAGGAGGCGCAGGCTTACCGCGACTTCGTGGGCTATCGTGCCTGGGAGAAGGAGATGATGCACAACCCTATCGTGGACGGTACTATCTTCCGTGCGGATTGGATTCGATACAAGCGTTTGCCAAAGCTCGAAAAGTACGACATGATTGTGTGCTATACCGACCCGTCGTTCAAATCGACAACCTCCAACGACTACAAGGCATCCCGCGTTTGGGGAAAGATTGGCTCGGAACTGCATCTCATAGACAGTTTCGTGCGCCAGGCGACAGTCAGTGAGATGGTTCGATGGCTATACGACCTCTACGAGCGTACACGCGACACGGTGGCTATTCAGTTCTTCATGGAAGCCAACTTCATGCAGGATGTGATTTTGGACGAGTTTGCCGTGGAAGGTGAGCTGCGTGGCTACCAACTGCCCATCATGCCCGACAAGCGAAAGAAGCCAGACAAAATCCAGCGTATCGAGGCTGTCAGTCCTCTTTGGGAACGTGGCTTTGTCTGGTACAACGAGCGTAAGAAGGAAGACCCCGACATGCAGGTGGGCATCGAACAGACATTGGCGTTGGAACGTGGCAGCCGTGTGCATGACGATGCGCCTGACGCTGATGAAGGCGCTATATGGATACTCCAGCGCAATACAAGACAGGAAAGTTTCAAACCGGTGTTCGGCAAAAGACCGACCGCCAAAAACATTTGGTAACAATGATACAAGTAATAAAGGACATTATCTGGGGATGGCAGTGCAAGCGTGCCATCAAGAAAGCCAACAAGCTCTCAAAGCTGCTTGGCATGAAGTATTATGTGATTTACATGAACGGCTCGCTGAAGGTCGTGCCGAAACGCACCATCCGCGAACTGGTTGCCAAGCACCGCTTCCGTAAGGGTGTAAAGGTTGCCGACATCGAGCGTCGTGCCATTTATGTGACGCATTAGGAAGGAGGCTTACTATGTTTATCACGGAAGAGGACTACAGAGTGGTCATAGGCGAAAATGCGCTGAAGGTCGTGTCGCAGGCATCGCAGGAGATACGCGACAACGCGGAACTGGAGGCTTGCGAGGAGATTGCCGGCTACCTCAGACCAAAATACGACACGGAAGCGGTGTTCTCGGCTGAAGGCGAAAACCGCAACCGTTTGGTGGTAATGTATGCCGCCGACATTGCGCTCTATCACATGATTGCCGCTATGCCCCAAAAGATGGGCAGCGAAATACGCAAGGAGCGCTACGAGCGTGCCATAAAGTGGCTGGAAGGCGTGCAAGCCGGGAAAATCATCCCCGACCTGCCGCTCGCCACCGACGAGGACGGCACACCGACTGGCGACCTGCTCATATTCGGTTCACAGAAACAATTACGACATAACTGGTAACGCTATGGATATAAAGAACTTTTTCAGCGGTATGTTCGGAGGTGGCAGTCAAAATATACTGCACACGCCAAATGGGGACTTCAACCTTGCGAAGTCGTCTGACCGCAAGCGCATAAAGAAGATGGTCATCGAACTGCAACGCACCACCGATGCGCTTACACGCAGGGACATTGCCGACTGGCGTAACGCCTGGCAGATGGCTATAAATGTGGACAGCCCGAACCGCCAACGTCTCTACGACATATACCGCGATGTGGATATTGACCTTCACCTATCGGGCTGTGTTCGCCAGCGTGTAGGATTCGTCATGGCGAAGTCCTTCAAACTGGTCGATGCAAAGGGTAACGAGAACGAGGAGGCACACCACTATTTCGACCAGGCTTGGTTCAAGCAAATGCTCGAATACGCGCTTGCCGCCAATCTTTGGGGACACTCGCTCATCGAACTTGGCGACCTCACCACCGATGGCGACGGATGTCCTTGCTATACGGATGTGAAACTCATTCCACGGAAGCATGTCATTCCGGAATACGGCCGTGTGATTCAACAGCTCGGGCAGGACTGGACTACGGGCATCGACTACCACTCAGCCCCATTCTCTGACTGGCTCATTGAAGCCGGACGGCCTGACGATCTCGGCCTGTATCTGAAGGCTGCCACGCAGACCATTCCGAAGAAAAACATGTTGGCATTCTGGGATTCCTTCGGCGAGATTTTCGGTATGCCGATGCGTATTGCACGCACCACCTCACGCGACCCCAAGGAGATGGGACGACTTGAACAGATGCTCAAGGGTGCCGGAGCAAGCCAATACATGGTGGCAGGGCAGGACACGGAGATTGAATTTGTGGAGAGTGGCAAGGGCGATGCCTTCAATGTCTATGACAAACGCATCGATCGCGCCAACTCGGAACTGTCAAAGCTCATCATCGGACAGACGATGACCATCGAGGACGGCAGCAGCCTCTCACAATCAGAAACACACCTTGAGGTGTTCGAGAACCTGGTTGAAAGCGACTGCACCATGCTGCGCGACATCGTGAACAACCAGCTTATCCCACGCATGGTAAAGCACGGCTTCCCAATCAAGGGACTGCGCTTCGAATGGGATGATGCCGTCGATTACACACCGGAGCAGCAGGTGGCATACGAGACCATGATTGCCGACCGCTACGAGGTGGACCCGACATATTTTGCGGAGAAGTACAGCATGCCTGTTGGGGAACGGCGCAACGCTACACCCATGCTACCCGGTGGCGGTGACGATGATGGCGACGAGGGCAACAATGAGCCACAAGACGATGACAAGGGCGACAAGAAGAAAAAGCAGCAGCAAAACGTACACGGCTCTTTTTTCGATTAAGCCCCACCGATTATGTGGGGCTGCACCAACGCTATGCCCAGCTGTTAGGCGATGATCCACAAACATTGTCGCTGTCTAAGGAGCAGGAGCAGATACGCAAGCAACTCTCTGGGCTGTTCGACGGCATGATGCGCACGCTCTATTCTCAGAAAGGGTCGGAGTTCCGCATCGAGGTGCTGGCAGAACCGAAAGTTCAGGAGTTCATCAATGCCCATGCTGGTGCTTTGGATTCTACTTTCAAACAAGTGGAGATGTCTGATGCCATGCGCAAGCGCCTCCAACGGTCTGACTATATCTTCTCCGGCATGAAAACGTTCCACGAGCTCAACGAGGCGTTCCCGTCCTTGCTGGATTCTAACGGCAATAGAAAGACGTTCGAAGCCTTTTTGAATGATGTTCGGAAGATAGACAACACCTACAACTCCAACTACCTCCGTGCGGAGTACAACTTCGTGCAGTCGTCTGCGGAGATGGCTGCCAAGTGGGAACGGTTCTCGGAGGACGGCGACCGCTACAACCTTCAGTACCGCACGGCTGGCGACGGCAAGGTGCGTCCGGAACACGCTGCGCTCAATGGCGTAACGCTTCCGCCTTCCGACCCATTTTGGGAAGAATACTATCCTCCTAATGGCTGGAACTGCCGTTGTACCGTGGTACAGGTGCGCAGGTCAAAATATCCTGCCACGCCACACGACGAGGCTATGGCACTTGGCGAGGAGGCTCTGCAGCGTGATACGAAAGGCATCTTCCATTTCAACCCCGGCAAGGAGGACAAGACGGTGCCCGACTACAATCCCTACACCATTCGGCGATGCCGGGACTGCGACATCGCAAAGGGCAAAATCAAGTTGGCAAAGTTTATTCCAGAAAATGAGTTGTGCGCTGCGTGCAAACTCATACATTCATGTTGGGCTAAAGTCAAAGAAGAAACGCCAGAAACATTCACTGAGTGCGAAACATCAAACGGTAAATTACGAGTAAGCTCAAAACATGGAAGAACCGAAAAGAAAGAGAACGTGAGAGTGGGTAGGTATCTTGCGGAAAAGCACGGCTACGAGATTGACCTTATAGCGAACCCACAGAACGAAACATCTGTTGATAGTTACAACAAGACA